TCCTCCAAAATTTGGTTCAATACGTGTTGGTGGCTTACTAGGATCTCCATCTTTATTTCTGTATGGTGATTCGTTTACAAGACTTCCCGTTGCTCCAAGATTTCTTGGTGAGTGGAATGACAATCGTACTGTTAGATTTTCTACAGGTGATTGATAGTCATTGCCAACAAAACTACCAGGGTCTAATACCTGCTCGTAGAATCGTTCATCTGTGATTTGTTCACCCCAGACACGTACTTCATCGACATATCCATTAAAGTTATTTAAGCTTAATGAACCCGAACCACCAAGATAGAAGTTTTGTGTAGCCTTCCAAGCATCACGTAGGTATGAACCAGTTGTACTCATACTTGATGAATACAATATTTCTTCTCCATCGGATTGTGCTACTAATAAATCTACCGTATTTGGTGTATAACGAAGCATTACATCGTAGTAATCTTCACTATCAAATATATCTGCGTAGCTACTACTAAGTAATATTTCACCAATTGTATCTTTAACAACTACACGACCATATGGTGATGATGCCGACGGATATGTTTGTAATTCAACTGTCCAAGACCCAGATGATGCTCCTGTGTCTCCCACACCTAGGGTAGTGTTTGTTTGTGTAGGATTATTAAATCTAAATTGTAATGTATAGGTTTCACGTTGTGCAGCACCACTCATTGGTAATACTAGATATGAACCTGTATTAAAATTCAATGCATTTGTTACTTCATCAAATAGTTCGAAACTTCCGGTCGTTGTTGTATTTGTTTCTCTAATACCGATAACTTGCTCATTTAATCCAAATATACCAAGTAATGCTTTTAGTGAATTTGCAGTTCCACGAGTTCTGTTAAGATATGGTGCGTTATGTAAAAATCTCTTGTAAAGTTCTGTAACTTGCTCACGTTTCTTTGCAGTGTTACCGTCCGTTGTAAAGTTATATAATGATACTGCCGATTCTGGGTTTGTGAGTGACAAACCAAATGATTTTGCAACATTCCATATCAAATCTTGTGACAATCCTTCTGTAGCATTTACTCGTCTATCATATATGTACGGTAGTTGGTCGATGTATATTTTAATTGTATCGAAGAAATGACCAACAAGATTTGTAAATTTTATAAAATCTTTTGAATTTATATCGTCTTGTAAATATTGTGGAATTGCGTTAGATAATAAATTTACATTGTTGTCATCGTATCGTCGTGCAATAGCAGATTGTATGTTATACCAGTTATTAACTTCTGTTGTACCTGGTGCGTACAAATGTCCATTTTGGTCTTTCTTTGGCCACGTTCCATCTGTATTATATTCTGTGTTGTTTAGTTGCCAATATACGCTTGCACTATATGCACTACCTGATTGGTAGAACAAATATCTTTCATATCCGTCAAAACTACGAATAATATTTTCAATTTCAAGTGATGCAGTTTTTGCACCCTCAACCATATACAGCGCTGCCGATGGTAATGCTGGAACTTCAAAGATTGTTAGTGTTGAACCCGTTGTTACTAACAAAGATCCTGATTCCGTTATTGTAACAGGGCTTGCTAAAGTTGTACTTGAAAAAATAGTAGTTGGTGTAGAAATAAGTGTTTCAAACAAACCAAATATTGAACCAGAATTTCCAGTGTTGTAGAATCTTGATTTACCTTCTAATTCTACAATCTTTGTGATTTTTTGTACGAATGCATCTAAACGTAACTTTGCTGAACCGTATGTTATAAAGTTAGCGTAATCTGTATAATCTACATTAAGTTCTACAGATTTATAATCATCGGTAAACCATTTACGTAAAATATCATTTTCAAATGTATATCCACCATATTGATCTTGCGAACCAGTAACATTGATTCCAATACTAGATAGTGTTTGGTTAGCTACTCTACTACCATAAATGTTCAATAGTTCGGTATCGAAAATCAAACTCTTAACTTCTGTGTTTTTTGGTCGTAACCACAAAGATGTATCTGGTTGTGGGATAAGTTCTAATTTTATGGTGTCGGTTACAGTATTAGCTACTTCACGACCAATAAATACTCTATTGCCTACGTCTAAATTAAAATCAAGTGGTGATAATAATTTGACCAATAATTTTGTATTATCGTTTGGATCTAATTTCCAGTTGGTAATAATACGTTGAGTATCTTCACCAAAATTAAGTAAAGTTTTTAAGAATCTATCTTTGTCAATGTACGTACTAACTCTAGAATTAACTTCTCTATTTAATACCGATACCAACGCATCACGAAGTCCAACCGATACTGGTTCGTATGGTTGAATTTCTAGTCCAAGTGATAATGAACGTTCACCTGGATTTATATCTGCGTCATATACTGCAACTATGAGTCGTAGTGATTTAATACTAGAATTAAGTGCCATAGTTTATTTTAAAATTGGCCGTTGTTATCAAAACCAAAATTATTTTCACCAACTGCTTGATATTGACACGAACCATCATCTGTTGTTGCAGCTGGATTATAATTTATAGCTGATGGGTCGGTACATCCAAATACAGGTTGTGGTGCTTGTCTTTGTGCGCGGGTAAATGTTGGTGGGACATTTATAAATGTGTTTGTTGGTGTACTTGATAAAGCATTTGTCAATTGTGTTTGTATTGCGTTTAAATCCACAAATGTTTGTGTTTGTGTCAAAACTGGTTGTTGTTCTGGAACTTGTGGAATTACTTGTTGTACTCTTGTTAGTACTTGTTCAGGAGTAGCAGCTGGTTTTGGTGGTCTTGTTGAAGGTGATGGTGGTGTGAAAGTAGGTTGTTCTACAAAACGTTCTCGTACAGTTTCAATTTGTGAACGAGTTGGTATTGGTAATTGAGTTCGTGCTTCTTGTAATGTTGCTCTTACTGCATCAATACCGGTGTCAATTCTTCTTGGTCCCTCAACTGCCACTTGACTACATGCACCACGTTGTCTAATAACACCACCACTAAGATTAACCCAATTACCATCTTCTGTTTTATAAAACCCGTCTGGTGCTATATTTGAACAACTATCAGTTGAATATACTGTATTTCTTGGGTTACCTAAATAATATGTGTTTGCAACACCAAATTGCGAACACGCGGATTCTATACTATCTTGTGTTGTGCTTAACGCCAAAACACTTGTATAACATCTAGGTACCTGTGGTAATGGATTGATAGTGATGGTGTATTGTTCATTTATTACGTTACCATCAGGATCTACAGCTCGTGCAACAACAGCCACGACTCCACTGGTATCTCCGGTAACATATCTAGTAGTTGCCATATAAAATCCCTATTATTAAATTGCGTTTATTCCTTGGTCAATAAATGCTACTTGATTGAAACCACCACCACTAGTAGCTCCACCAAATCCATTTACTGTTGATGAACCAGCATTAACTCCAGTATCAATAATTCTTCCACCACCACCGATTGCTGGTGCTGGTTGTGTGACTCCGCATGGATCAGAACTAATTCTACCAGCGGTTCCACCCAATTCAAGTTCTACAGGAATATTTGTTTCAACACCATCACGTATTACCACTGCTGTTACTGGCGTGCATTGTCCTACAAGTAATGTGGTTGGTGATGTGATTCTAATAGAATAGTTTGCAGTGCGAATTGATGATATATTTCCTGTTACTGAACCAGCGGTGTTATTTATTGCACTTATAGTAATTGTACCTGGTTCTGATACAGTAAATATTGCCGTTGCTTCACCTAGTGTATTTGTCTGTATTTCTTGAACACCTTCCGTTGTACCATTTGCAACAAATCTAACTGCACCCAATCCAGCAGGTTGTCCGTTTTGATATGTTTGTGCAACAACAGTAAATCGTTTACCTGTTCTAAGTGTTCGTTCGGCTGTTATTTGATTGCCTCGTTCGTCAAGTAATCTTAGAATTTGAATTGAGTAGTTGTTTGGTGGGTCTTGTCGTGTATATGATACGGCAATTTGATTACTTGTTCCAGGACCAACATATATTTCACCACCACCACTTGGATTAAAGTTTATATTACCAACAGTTACAACATTTGGTGTAACAGTATATGTTCCTGCCGGAATATTATTAAATGTTGTGGTTCGTGTTATTGTTTGATTGATACCCGAAATTGTTACGTTTGCTGGTGTGCCATTTACTACAACTGTTAGGTTACCCGTTGTGACCACAGGTTGTTGTGCACCTGCTTCTACAATAATTGGAATATTCGTAGAAACATTTGCAATACCACGAGTGTTTGAATACTGCGTTGGTGTTAATACACGAGCAGATACAGTTGCTTTATTTACACTATTTTTTAATGCTTTAACAATACCTGTGGTGGTATCAATTTTAAATGCTTCTGCTCTATCATTTTCTAATGACCATTCAAATGTTGCTGGTGTTGCTACATCATCAACATATAATATTGCAGTATATTGATTTGTTTCTCCAACTTCAGAAAATGTAAAATTGGATGGTGTAATTTGTATTCTTGATATAATTTGACGAGGTGCTTCTGGTAATGGTGGAAGTACCGGTGCTGTTGGAATTTCAGGAACTACAATTGGTGCCGCAGAAACAGACATATTTAATGCACCTTCAAGTGTTCCGGCAGATAATAGTTCTAATTCAGCCGTATCATATTCAACCGTAACTGTTACCGATGCATTTGGTTCAAGAGTAAATACAGCTGGTGTTATTAACACAGAATTTATTGTAGATGTGATTGTTACAGATAGTCTGTAATTTGGTGCCGTATTAGTTGCAACAAAACTACGAGCATTAATACTACGAGTTCGTAATTTATATGTTGCCAAAAGTTGTGTTGTATCTAATCTTAGATAGTCTGCTGCATTAGCCATATATTACCTCAAATATATCTAACTGTACTTTGTGTGAACAGATTGATATTGTTGTTAATCAATACGTTATCGACTGCACGTTCAATCAATACTGACATTTCACTTTCTTGTAGTCTGTCAAACTGTTTTGTATTTTTTGTTACTTCCAACAACGATACAAATTCTTCATAAATAGCACTAGATAAATATTCTATAGTTAAACTAAGATTTTCTGGTGCGTCTGGTTCTAAATCAGATAAAGTAAAAAATAAATCTGGTTGTCTCACTTGTAGCTCATTTAATACAGCATCTATAAATTGTTGTACTTGTATTTGACCAGCTGCCGTATCATTAATATTTACAATATCTCCCGCATCCACTCCTACTGTTCCAGCAACTAATCCTGCAGCTACTACTCTTGGAACAGAAGGTTCCGTAAATTCAAATAATTCATTTTGTTCTGTTTGTGTAAATGCTGTGGTGAACCCCAATCGTAGTTCTGTTCTTGAAGGTGAAACTTCTTCAATAATCATTTTAGGATTAGTATATGAACCAATTTCATTAGAAAACAAATTTAAACTTACAGAATATGTTCCTGGTGGAACCAACAAACCAAGTTCTTTTTGAACTCTGGTCATATCAATAATTACTTTTTCGTCTTTGGTTCCATCTGATAATAGTATAGTTCTTGCAGATATTATTCCTGTACTAACAGGTATTACTACAGAACCCACCAATCTATTAGCTGTGTCATAGAAATGCATTTCAATGTTATCATCAGAATTGAATCCAAACTGTCCTGGTATTCTACCTTGAATAATATCTGTATCATTTTCTGATTCCGCTATGCGTGAAACAGAAAATGCTTGTGGATTACCTGGAATTTGTTGGACGTAATTTTCTTGATTTGCCATTGTTAATCACACGGTTTGTCTAATATTTTTTGTAATTGCTTCGACGTTTCTTCAAGAACTTTGAGTGCTTGTGCTTTTGTCATCGGTTTACGACCCTTTGGTACAGTGGTTCTTGCTCCAGCTAATGTACCGACCACTCCCGCAGCAATACCAGTAGCTGCCGCACCACCTCCTATAGCAGTAGCTGCTGCCGCAAGTGATGCACCACCAGTTACAGGTGCCAATGCTATTCCAGCAATAGCTCCTAAGAAACCAGCTTTAAATAATCCACCAGTTAATCTACCAAATGCTGTTGATTTTACAATTGGAATATGTGTTGTGATACCACTTTTTGTTGCAATAATTGTGTTGGTACTTGCTCGTTGTGCTTCAATATCTTGCTTTACTAAATCAAGTTTCTTTTGTGTGTCTGCACGTGACACTTTTCGTTCTTTTCTCTTACCAATTCCCAAAAATCCTTTCTTACCTTTTGCTACGGTAATAAATTTACAATTGCCATCTTCATCAACACCAGATTGTGATGATTCTTCCACAGCTTGAATACCATCGTTAAGAAGGCCGATTGCTTTATTGATAGTATCAATACCTCTTACCTTTTTATTACCAGGTAATAATGGTAATTTTTGAATTAAATCTTCTTCTAATACTTCAGGTACAGGGTCTATGATATCCTCTGCTGCGTCTGTAGTTCCGATATCATCGGTTAATCCTATTAAATCCAATGCACCTAATTCGTCTGCTTCGTCCTGTGATAATACTGATGCAGGGTCAGGTTCTTGGTCTATAATTGCTGATGCTAATCCTTCATCGATAGCTTGATTTGCTTCTTCAATTGCTGCTGGATCGCCACTATCGGATGCAGCTGCCAAATCATCCAATGCCAATGCTGCTTGCATTGCTGCATCGCGTTGTGCTTGTAAATCTGCTACATCTTCGTCAGGTACTTCTAAATCATCAGTAAGTTCTTGAAAAAAATTATCTATTGGTATTTCTCGATATACGTCACTAACCGTAGAAATTGGATATAGTTGCGGTGTTGTAATATCAACCGCACCTATAGGTAATTTAACTACAGGTACATTATTTGCAGTGTATTCTACAACACTTTGGCTTGGTAATCCCAGTACATCTGATCGACTTGTTGCAATTTGTCTTGGTGTAAAAAATTGTGTTTCGGCAGTAAATTGAACAATTTCACCAGATGCCAGTGGTATATTTAGTACCAAATCTGATGAACCCGTAGTAAAATCAGAAACCTCTACTATTGTTTTGTCTATTACATTTAACAATGCCATATTACTTTACTTCCACAACTGAGAGTTGTTTGTCCATCGTCATATTTTGTAAGTTTGCCAACTTTTCCATATATCCTGCTCGTCTTAATAACTTAAAAGCAAGATTTTCAGTGGAAAACTCTCCACCTTTTTCTAATCCAGATTGTCTAAACTTACCCAACTTGTCTTTAAATTTTTCTATTTTTTTATCAAGACCATCCAATTGACCAGCCTTGTATTGATTTACCAATTGGTCAAACATACCAACAAAATATCGTACCTTGGTCATTACGTCTTGTTCATCATATACTGGTGCGTCTTTTTTTGGTTCTTTAATCCATTTATCTTTTAATACACTATATAAACCCGTTGCTACGTGTGGTGAACTTTCATCTTCTGCGTATACTTCTACATCGTACCCTTTAATCGTGATGTCATGTTTATCGTTCCACTTTGATTTTGCTAACAAGAAAAATTGTGATAATACTTCTTTGTCTTTACCAAAGTCAAACAATAAATGGAGGTCAATGTCTGAGTAATCTGAGTAGTTGTAGTTTGCTAAACTTCCCGTAAAAACTATATCTTTGACCTTTGGTTTGTTTTTCAACTCAATAGTGTCGTAAAACTCTTTTGCAATCTTCATAAGAGCTACCCGAAGTTTTGAATTCAGTTTATTTTCTGGTGTCCAAAACTCCCTATTCAAGTCAGGTTGTACCTTGAACGTTTTTAATAAATCGTCAAACGTCATCTTACTTCACCAAGAATGTAAATACTTCTGGTATTATGTTGGTGTCGGAGCTACCATTATTGATTTCTAGATTGACAGAATAGTATCTGTTTTTGTATAGGTCAGCCGTATCTAATACAAAGAACGACCCCGTTGCATCGCAACTCAACTTTGCAAATTCATCAATTGGTGATACAGTTGTTCCTGCTTGTTTATCTACGATACCAAAATACGATGAGGTCGGTAGATAATATCTACTTGCATAACGTAACGTAGCGTCAAAATTTTTACGTGGATACTTATCACGTACTATAAAACGAATTTTTTCTTTTGATCCACGAATATATGTTTCCTTTGGATTTTTCGGAACTACTTCAATGTCATATGTACTTGGAATTGGTTTCAATGATCCAGTTGAGAACGTAGATGTATCCCAAACAGCTTCCAAAATTGGTGCGTGAACGGTATGTGTTTGTTTTGAAAAGAATTTAATATTTCCTTTATTTACATAATCTGCTTCCGATGCGGATGAAAACTTAACTATAAATCCTTTAAAGTCTCTATTATTGAACAACACATCTTGCATAATGTTTGATACATCAACACGTAAATCTTGCATTGGATATTCGTTTAATACAACACTTGTTGATGGTGATGCATAATAATCACCACCCAATATACTCCACGATACACCCGCTGCTGCATTACTACCACTCCACGTTGCACCATCACGAGGATTTACATTTTGTTGAACAAAATATCCACTACCTTCTACCCAAGAACCAGAAATTTCATATATTTCTAGTTGTTGTGAATATGGCATTTTTTCTGCATTTGCTATCTTTAAATTAAGATAAAATGATGCCGTATCTGGAATTGACCCACTTGTTGGTAATGCAAAATCTACTAATGCACGTGCAGCACTGGCGCTATACGCGATATCCAAATCTTCTGGTTTTGCTACTTTACCAACTTCTATAATTTCGTCCAGTCCAGTATTAATTAACGGATATCTCTTATAGATAGTTGTGTCTGCGGAGGCGGTTAGGAATAATCTCATTGTCTTGCACTTCCTACGATATCATCTTCTGGGTATCTAATCTCGAAGATACACGGGTCAAGTGATGGATATACGACACCATCAACGGTTGCTTCTGCGATGTCATAACGATATGGTTGATAATCTCTGCCATCTTTAAAGAAATATTTATTAACTATTTCAATATTATTTACGCTTTGAACACCATCTTGTGCGTTTAATAACAACGACAAGTCACCTAAACGAATTGGTTGGTTAATGTTCCACTTATCAATGTCAAAGTAATCGTTAATAGCACCAAGGCATACGGCTATAACGTCTGCCATATTATAGTTTTTGAATACTGTTATATCAAAATTCACACCGATATTAACAACAAATGCATCAAGAATATTTACTTGGTCTGTGAGCATTCTATATTGTGACAGATATTGTTGAAGGTTTGATTTAACCAAACTGTTTAGTGTAGCAATTTTCTTGTTTTCGTTGTATCCTAAAACATACAAATTAATTGCATTTGGTTTTGGATTATTTTCAACATATTGTCGAATACTAGCGTCTTGTTGTTCTGGTGAAGCTTCTTCTTGAATTTTACTTTGTAGGCTATCGGAAATTGCAAACACTTTTGCTACGGCACCAAATTGTGCTGGCATTGCTAAAGTTCTTGCTTCGTAATCTCTACGAGTTACTATACGATTTTGTGCACTGTAACTTGCTAATGCACGTTGACGAATTTCTTCTACACTTTCTCCATCTTGCCCACCTGTGGCTGGCATTTCGTTAAATACTGTTACTGTATTTACTATATCGTTAAATAAATCAAGTTCTGTTTGATTAAATTCTGTTGTTCTATTTAAAATATTTAACTGTCCGGTTTGTACAATTGTTCCCGATGCTACATTACTACCAACTCCACCACCTGTAAAATAAGTAACTGTAATAGTTGTATTTGCTGGTGCTAAACCAAAATTATCGGTATTTAACAAGTCAGTATTACTTAATGATACACTTGCTAATTGTGTTCCATATTCTGAATTTGCTACTTGTTGTGAATCAAGATATACAATATCTTCCGATGCATTACCTCGACCAGAACCAAATATTAACTGTGTTCTTTTATCTGGTGTTAATCGGGTTACAAATCTTCGTGGAACAGTTCTAAACTTCATTGCGTATGATGGGCTGACCGATTCACTAACCGCTGCTGTGTATGATACTTCTTTGTCGTCAATAATAGTATCTTGTGCTAAATATTCTACTTCATGCCATCTATACCCGTCTGCATCCACGACTTCGCTAATAGATGTTATGTTTGTATCACCGACAGTAATAGTAGAAAACTTTTCTGGGTCACCAAATGTAAATGTTTCTTGTCGAATGTCACCCGCAATTACTTTAACTTTTTTAGTAACCAAATAAGTTAAAGGTAACAAAGTTACAGAATCCAATTGTCTTGGTGCAATAATTCTGTCAGTTGGGTCTGCAAAATCTACAATTTCTGTTGTTCTAAATGTTACTACGTTTGGTGCTAATGTTGACATTGTTGAATTTCTATCTATTTTCAAGAAAAAATTTGCATCAGGAATGTATCCATCTTCTGCACCAAGAGCAGGAACTACTTGTGAAATTAATACCTCTGCTGTTGCCGGAATTATTGTTTTTGGTTTATATCCCATTGCTTGTGCAATAGTAATAATATTACCTTCTTGTTCTGCATATGCTAGTAAATTTTCTTTAAAAGAGTTATCTACGTAAAAAGATAGTACATCACCAACATATGCTGCTAATTCTAACATAATCATACCTGGATTTGCTTCGTTAAAATCGGTCCAGGTTGTAGGATAGTAATTTTTAATAAAAGTAATTAAATCACCTTTGAAGTCAACAAATGACTTATTGAGGTAACTAACTTCCTTTGGTGTTACACTTAGTTTGTTTAGTACGTTATTGGTTGTAGCCATTTGTTATCCCTGTCTAAACGTATCTGTTGGTAATTGTTGTCTGCTTGTTGTTCTACCAGAAACTACCAACCCACCACCAACAGTAGTATTCAATTGTAATTGAATTTCATCTGAGACGAGTGGATTATTTGTAAATCCATATTTCACATATAAATTTATACTATTGTCATTTAAAAACGTCAAAATGTTCGTAATTTCTATACTTTGAAGTGATAGATATGGCATGAATCGTTGTACGGCTTCGATTACATACTGTTGTGCCAAATCTTGCAATTCCCCATCCTTTTGTTCAAATAATAATCTCCACAAGTCACATCCAAAATCTGGATTTGACACACGTTCTCCTTTTTTTGTCAATATTAAATTGATTAATTTTGACTTTTCATTTTCTAAAGCACTCGTAGTGGATTGAAAATATCCACGAGTACCTCTGTTTAGTGGGAGTATTTGACCTAGATAGGTAGTTGTTGACATGTTACTTTACTAGTCCCATCTTTTTCATTAATGCACTGTAGTCTTTAGTTATTGCCTCGACTGCTGGTTTTACAGATGGATTATTTAAATCAACACCTTGCGGTATATTTTCTGGAAGCACCATATTTTTTGTGGTTGCTGTAATGGTATCTCCATGACGTTCCAATCCCATCAACGCTGCCAATCTTGTACGGTCAATCTTTGATTTGGTTGGAGTAGCAACAGTTTCATTAACTTGTTGTGTTCCTTTGATTTGAGATACAGCTTCACCCAATAGTTCTGGAAGAATTCTATTGACTTCTTCTTCCACAATGGTTCTGATGTATGCTTTTAGTAATGTTTTGTCCATTTGTCTCTCCTGATAAAAAATAACCGTTTTAGCCCCTCTATTTAAATATCAAAAATATATGATTTAGAACGATTTAGACCGTTTTTATGCGATAAATCCGCCACCTTCACTACGAGTTTTAAAGGTAGTTATTGTAGCTTGATTGGATACGTTACCCACCGTTCCATCTCTATATAATGCACGTATTCTAACTGTATAAGTTCTATCGACTTCCAAACCAAATATGGAAATTGGAGAACTTACTGCTGCTCCTCTACCCGCTGCTGGTAATGCATCGGTCCATCCAGTGTTATCACCACGAGTCGTAAATTGATAATTTTTTATGTCATTCGGTGTGACCACATCATCAAATATAATATTGTAACTAGTTGAACTGAAAGGTTCTGTTCTTCGTATGATTGGTTGGCTTGCCCGAATAATTACTGCTTGTGGTTGTGATGGAGAGGTTCTCGTACCATCGGCTCGTATACCTCGTACTCTAGCCGCATACACTCCATTGTCTAAATTATCAATTACAACATCACCTGCTCTCGATGGTGGATTCAATATAGTCCACGTTCTACCGTTATCAATACTATATTCAATATTAGAAACTCTACCTGCGTTAAACGTAAGTCTTGCTCTGTTTCCCGCTGTTGTTACAGAAAGATTTGGTCTAGTAGCTTCTTGTGAGAACTCTAATTGCGGATCTTTTGGTAATTCTAAATCTGATGGAATTTGTTGTGCTATTCCAAGTAATTGTCTTATTCTTGCTTTTTCTTGGTCGGAAATATCTGGATTTTCCAATCTTCTAGTTAAAGCTTCTATTTCAAATACAGACAATTTACGTGGTGTTCCGAATATTGACTGTGATTCGTCTATATCAAATCCTGGTGTTGCAATTGGTGGTACGTTACTACCTGTAACTCTAGTTCTTGGTGCTGTTGTTCGTGGTGGTGTAGCTGTTGCGCTAGCTCTAATAAACGTTGTTTCTGCTACTTGTGTTTCAACTATAGGTGATACTTGTAGTTGCGATGGTGTTAATTGTGGTAGTATTATTGGTTGCCCAAAGTCACCACGTGCAATAACGGTAGAGCCCCGTCCTTGTCCAACACCAACTTGTGTTATTCTACCTTCCAACGATTGCGATGCATAGGTAATAGTAAGTCTTGCTTCAAATACAGTTTGACCATTAATACGTTTTGGTATTGGTTGTGTTCCTTCCGTGGTTAATGCTACACTATATCCAACTTGCTGTGCTCGTTGTCTATTCAACAGTTCTGCTTCATTTAACGCATCGTTAGGACGTAATCTACGTGAGACAGTAGTAATGGTTTTTGTTTGTTCATTAACAGCTATTTCTTGTTGTTGTGTTCCTGTAGATAACGATGAAATTTCTGGTGGTGTTTGCTGAGCTTGTTGCGTAATTTGATTCACTGTTTGTGCTTCTTGGGCAATATTACGCAACACTTCTGTTTTAATTACATTATTATTTAATCCACCAACAAGTGCTCCGTATGATGTGGTCAAATTATTAATTGTATTTGCTGCAGATGCTATTTCACCAAGATTTGCTGTTGCTCTTGCTGTGGTTCTGTTTGCCAACTCATTGATTCTATCACGTGCAGTTTGTAAGACATATACTCTGTTATTGGTTCTGTCAGTATAAACTGTTCTTCCATCTGGAGTAATTGTTCCTGTTGGTAAATCTCCGTATATATTTTTAATCGACGCATCAACTCTACTTGATTGTAATAGTTGTGAGGCTTCTGTTGTGGAAAGATATGCTTTACGACTACCAACTTGTTGTCTTGCAAGTTCTCCTGCTGTTTTTGCATTTTGATATTGCTTTAATATATTTTGACGTTCACGTTCAACGGTTCTATTAACATGTCTGACATTATCAATAAGTTTTGCTCTTACATTTTCAACAGCAGCGGTTCGTATAGCTTGTTTAACTTGAAATTCTGCTCGTACTTGACGTAATGAATTTCTTGCTTTTGCTAATCCACGTTGAATTTTGTCTTTGTTAGGATCTACAATTTCAAAACCTGATTGTTGTAATGCTGTAGCGTATGCTCTATCGTATGCTAAACTATTTTTAATTCGTAAATTACCCAACGCTAGTTTATACTTTGCGTAAAAATCACCAATTGTAAAATTGATTCTTGGACGTTTTGGAAATTTTGGAAAACGTAAAATACGAGGAATTTCACGTAATTTTAAAATTCTTCGTAAAACATTAAGTGATTTTCTTACTCTATCTCTAAATCGTGGAATGTCTTTAAACAAAGCTTTGATAATTGCTTTTCTGGTATTTTGATAGGCTCGTTTGACCAATTCATACACAGCTTTTGCTGCATTGTATAGTTGTTCTAGTTGGTCTATTTTATTGATTAGAAATGTAAGACCAGCAGAAACTAATGCATCAGGTGCATTTACCAACGCATTAAATATAGATGTGTATTTGTTAATTTGTTGCTCTAATCTATCTGTTTGCTGTTGTAATCTATCTTGCAGTTGTCGTAGTATACGTAAATCTTCAAGGTCTTGAACTAATTGTCTTGTTCTTGGGTCTAGTCCACGTAATATCCGTTCTCTTGGATTTAATGGTATACGTTGACCGTCACCTCGTCTACGTTGAATAGCTCTACCAGAAACAGAAGGTCTAAAATTTTGTAAATTATTTGTAAATAATCCTGTTTGTTGAAGTCGTAATGCTGATGCTGCACTTATGGTCGCAATTGTTTGTGGTTGTTGTATTGCTCGTATTCCTTGCGCAACTTGTGGTTTGTATGTTGTTAGAGCAATTAATGTTTCTAACGGGACATCTTGTGGAATTTGCGCAATGGTTGATACATTACCACTTGGTGAATTGGTGGCATTTCGTATATATATTTGAAAATATTCTTCTTTAAAAAATGACATATTATAACTTTGCTACCAGTTCATTGTCAAATAATTTACGTGCTTGTTGTAATCCAGCGTTATCTATTTCATTTCTAGCGAATGTAACCGCATCAGCCGAACCACGAGTTCCCAATCCAGATACCTGCTTGAATGATTGATTTCTTGGTAAGTATGTTGGACCACTCATTGTTTGTTCATTAGTTTTCATTACAAAGTTGTCGTTAGACGCCCATAATGGATTAAATGGATCTGGAAATACCATATACTTTGAATATACTATTAGCAATCTTGCTACCAGTGCAGGATTTATTAATCCTGATGGTCCGATTGTTAGCGGTGAAGTTGACATCAAAGTTCTTAACAATTCCAACATAAACATTTTCAACGGTTTTGCCATAGCGATAGGTGATGCTTGTGAGCTTCTACCACCTAAGAAAATTTCATTGCCATAAATGGTAATATTTCTATCACCACTGATATTAACATCTCGTCTAGCAACGAACAATCCATCTTCTTTACTTGTGATATCTACAGTTTTTTCACCAAATATGGATATGTTGTTTGGTGTTTTTATAGATACGGGACCAGCTGTATCTAACGTGATTCCATCTTCTAAAGAATTAAGATGGATGCCTTTTCTTGCAAACATGAAAATTGATGTTGCTTTAGAATTAAGTATTACTCTATCAGAATTCAATAATATAGATGCACCATCAAATGCAAGTGGTTTTTCTAATAAAGAGCTAAGATGAATATTGGTTCCATATGTCGCTGGTACTAATCCCAAAATTTGTTTCGAGACAATATAAATTGAACTTGCATCTTGATTGATTGATTCGTTTGTTAACGATGATTCACCTCTATCATCTGCTGTTTTTGCTGTGTCTGGTCCTTGTCCTGCTCGCAAAATTATATTTGGAAATTGCTCACCCAGCGATGACCCAACCATCTGACTACTACCAAAACGAATAGATTGTCCGTATCGTCCTTGATAGATAATATCACCTTCAAATGATTTTAATGGATTGACATTTTGTTTTTTGAAGGTTGTACCAACTCTGTTTATATTTGGTTGTGCTTGTGTCAATACTCCTAACGCGGTTTTTCTTTGATTTTTAAATAAATTATTTGCTGGCTGACTTGCTACGACTCCCAATAATGGATGTGCGTTTTCTGTAATTTGTCGTTTAGTATTAATTGGTCCAATATACCAATATGTACCTAACATTTTGAATACTAAGACATATTCACCAACCAAAGGATACATTGTTTGGTGTGGTAATAGTGGGTCAGCCCAAGGAAGTTCGCTACTATTAACACCTTTACCAGTGTTTATAAATCTTACCTTTGCTCTTCCTGTGTTAGCTGTGGCGCTTGTGTTGTTTGCGGATAAATTACTAGCTTCGTTTGTTACAATTTCTTCTACTTGCGCAGCTTCATAGATAAAGAAATCTGTAGTAGGCATCGGTTGTGAACCTGGGCCTCCAGGTAACAACGTTGCTGCCTTATTACTGACAGATGTTCTAAATCCCGAACCTGGCATTACTTGACTCTTTTTGAGATTGCAAAAATATCTTCTTCTATTTCTTTCCCTTCATCTTCCAACTTTTCTACTTCCATTTTTAAATCACCCAAGAGTGCTTGCTTTTCAGCTTCGGATAATAGACCATCAATTGACTCACCCTTTGATACAGCCCCAACGATACGTTGTGCGATTTGGGCAACACGAACGAGGTGTTCGTCGTTTTTGACGTTCACCTCGATAAAGTCCTTGATAACAGGACCAATAATTGCTGCATCTTCTGGTGTACGAATAAGTTTCACCATACTTGCAACATATTGGTTGATTTGTTGCCTTTTAGAATCTGTGTTCTTGTAGATTTCCGAAAAGAGGTCTGAAAGTGTCTTTCCGTCAAATATTTCCTTGTCTAAACTCATTATAACCTCCAAGTTACTACAATATAAATAGTTAGAGGCTATTTTTTATATGTAAAATACGCAGATGGGTCGGAAATATGTCCTGTTCGCCTAAATTCGTTCATTTGAACCAAAACGTGTCCCCGCATCTTATTGATAACCTTGGTGATGTGGGATGTTTTATGGTTTGTCATCTCTCTAATCATCAAGTAGAGTGCTTTTTTATTAAAATTGTCGATGTTGTCAACTCTACGGAGAAGTTCGACCACAGCATTAGCGATTTCTATGTCCCGTTTCTTCTTAAAAATCTTGGTGGTATTGAAATCCCAGTATTGAACTAAAAGTTGAGTGAAATCACGCATATCACTCTTGATTTCTTGCTCTTCTGGTTCTGATACAAGGATTTCTTCTAGAGCAAACGTTTCATCAGTCTTATCTCCAAGATACACCGATCGTTTTTCTTCCTTATATGCATTGTTGTTATGTAATATAAGATAATTTTTTGCAATCACACTGAAATAGGAGAATGCTTTTCCTTTTCCAGCAGCAAATTTATGTAGATTAATAACCAAAAAGGAAATCACCTCTGATTTTACGTCATCAAAGGAGCCTTCCATATAAGGGAACTTGAATCTGTTAATTACGTTTTCTGCTAATTTATCGAATGGTGCCCAAATGTACTCCCGATACAGATCTTCTCGTTCTTCTGGGTCGTCACTTAGGTTGTACTTAATGATTGCATCTTCTGTTTCTTGTGTAAAGTAGACTTTACCGAGCTTCGTTTTCTTTCTCCCCATCTTCCGTATTACTCCCATATAAAAGCGGGCGTAAATCGTTGACCGTATCCACTATTTGATTGAAAACAGACCCTACTTCATCGTCTTTCTCAAACATTTCTCGTGAGTCAATAGCCCGCATAGTTTTTAATGTTCTATCTAAACGGGTGTAAAAGATATCTATGGCATCTTCCATAAGCTCGTTCTTACGCAACATATTCCAACATGCGTAACCGAGGGCTCCATTAGCTAAAATACTGATGATGAATAATACTATCATATCTTCTGTAAGTTATAGATTGAGAATGTTTGCATATACTCACGAATACTCGTGCCGTTTGCATCCGTTCGTCCATTCCTATCATCGTTTTGGAAAAAGAGCTTCACATTTGCCGAACCTGCTAAATGTGCCGCTGCCAATACACCAGACCGTGTAACTTTCACACCCTTGAACTTCTTATTTTCGTATTTAGTGATTAGTGTGTTTAGTTCTTTATTGTTTGACCGTAAATAAGCTACCATTACAGAGTCTTGGAGTTCTGGGTTGGATAGGAACTGGTTTCTTGTGACTCGAAACCCAAGAACTTTAACCGTGTTGGGATGAAACTGGTACTTCCCCATCATACCAAAACGATTGACCACATGCGGAGTGTTATCACTCTCACGTTCTGCCATATGGTCAAGAAACTTTTCTAACTCTGTTGGTTCTGACCGAACAATACGATTCGGTATATAGACTTCATTAATCTTTAACATTACGAGAACCGTTAATATACTGAGAACGGTTATTAATTTTTTCATACTATCCTCCTGTTTAGAGAAGATGCGGTCGTGCCTCATTTACTCCTGCTTGGGTCACGACAACATATTCTGGGAAATATTCACCGAGATTGTTTGCTCCTGCATAAGACAACGCCGACCTTACACCATCTAACAAACCTTCTATAATGAACTTTACACCACCCTTAAACGGAACAACTGTAGATTCTCCTTCCACATTTCTCTTTGCTTGACCGTGAATACTCTTCGTTTCCAACGATGCGGCTCCACGATACCGCTTATACAACCCATTCTGCTTCTCAATAATTGCTCCAGGCGCTTCTTTTGTTCCTGCGATAAGTGACCCAAGGATTACTGAGTTTGCTCCAACTCCCAACGCCTTTGCAATATCACCACTTGACCGAATACCACCACATGCAATAATAGGGACACTTACACTACCTGCACAATCTTGGAGTGAGGTCACGTTGGGAACACCAAATCCCGTCTTGATACGAGTAGTGCAGAGTGACCCACCACCGATACCGACACGAATGGCATCTGCTCCCGCCGATTGCAGATTATATGCAGCGTCACCCGTTGCAACATTTCCTGCGATAACATCAACATTTAATGGAAGAAGATTCTTTAAATTACGAATTGCATCCATCACAAACTGATGATATCCGTGTGCGACATCAATTAAAATAATATTCGCACCTGCTTTGACCAACTCTCGTGCTCGTTCCAAGTAATCACCATTTGCACCAACTGCTGCCATTACTACCGCGTCTTGCACCGCAGTTCTTACTTTTTTGACTTCCAACACTTGTTCTTCTATTGTATTAAATCGGTGAATACATCCTACTCCACCAAGTTCTGCCATTGCGATTGCCATTTCACCATCACATACCGTATCCATCGGGGATGCAATAAGAGGAACGTTGATCCTATAATTAGTTGTTAATTGTGTAGATAGGTCAATTGTGCTACGTGATTCGATACTCGAAAACGCAGGTATCAACTGGATATCATCATACGTGAGTGCTTGCTTACCGTGTAATTGTGTCATAATATGCGTTTTGCTCCCGCTGTCTCTTGATGTCCTTGATATGATACAAACTCCATTCTTCTTCTGCTGGTAGTGGTGCGTGCGTTTGATATCCTACAATCCGTTCATGCACTTTACCTTCCCATCTAATA